GCGAAACATCAGCTATTGGTAGAGCATTAGCTAATTGGAAGTATCAAGGCAGCACAAAACCTAGACCAAGTAAAGAAGAAATGTCTAAAGTTGGTAATCAAAAAAAGGATCAGCCAACTCCTAAAAAAAAAGAAGTAGTACAAGAGAGTACGAAATCCCATTCTAGTTTGACAGAGCCACAGCTTAAAGAAATGGTATTTAATATGTGTAACCAGGACAAAGAGTTCGCTAAGAAATGTTACGAAACTTCTATGACACGCTTTAAAATGGACAAATCTATTAGCGATAATGTAGGAGAATGGGGTAACGATAATGTAGACAAGTTCCTTAAACTTGTTGAGAACTATGTAGAAAAATACACCAAAGACTTTGAAGAAAGAGCTGGTAACGACAAGATAGTTAATGAAGTTCTTGATAATATAGGTGAAGTAACAATACTAGAAAAATCTAACACAGATGATGTGGTAGTAGTAGGAGAAGAAATGACAGATATACCTGAAGGCAAATGGATGGAAGATGCAATTAGTGATGGACAAAAGAACTTTATTAATAGTTTAATTACACAAGCTATTGATGCAGGACTTGATGAACTAGGTGCAGAAGCAAAGCAGTATCTAAATAGTGGCGAAGCTACTAAAGGTAATGCAAGTGCTATGATCGACAAGTTAAAGAATGCGTTGTCATAAATATAATGTAGGATAAAAATAGGGAGAGTTGATGAAAGTAATAGATAAAATATACGATTTTAATAATGGAGATAAGTATGTTATTGAAACTAAACCTTGTTTTCATTGTGGTAATACAGGAACTGTAGAAATATTTACACAGGAAATGTTTTATCTTAATCAAGGTTATCACATACAAGATGCAGTTAAATCATTAGACAAAGATTACAGAGAACAAATGATTACAGGCACACATCCAAGCTGCTGGATAGAAATGTTTGGGGAAGAAGAATGAGAGTTGGTAGTTTATTTAGTGGAATTGGTGGAATTGAATATGGTCTTGAACGATCTGGTGTTGTAACATCTCACGAGTGGATGATAGAAATGGATGATTATTGTTGCTCTGTATTAGAAAAAAATTTTCCTGATGCTTTAATAATTAACGATAAAATAGAAAATATAAATCCAATAGATTTACCAAAGATAGACATATTAACGGCAGGATTTCCCTGCCAACCTGTATCAACAGCAGGTAATAGAAAAGGAGTAACAGATGAAAGATGGTTATGGGATGAAGTATGGAGATTTATTGATGTATTACGACCACGATACTTCATCTTGGAAAATGTGCCAGGATTATTTACAGCGAACAAAGGGGAAGCCTTTGAAAGAGTTATCAAAGATATTGCCAAGAGCAGGAGTTATAGATTTGAATGGCAAATTATATCAGCAAGATCAGTTGGTGCAGCACACCTTAGAAAAAGATTCTTCGGAGTTGGCATCTTGGCAAACACCGAACACAATGGATCACCTACCACCGAGAACAGGCAAGGCCCTGGAGAACGCTCTGTATCGTGGCGACAAGGAGAGGAAGTCCAAGAGAAAGATGTCAGGAAATCTAAGGGAGAATCCAAAGATATGGAGTACACCATTAGCAAGTCAGACACCAAAGCCAATAAACAATTACGCTCCATCAGTACGAGCAGGGAAAAGGAACTCAACATTGGAGATGGAGTTAGGCGAGAAGAATCCAGAGATGATAGGCAAGAGGCTGAACTATGGATGGGTAGGCAGACTAATGGGTTTCCCAGATGGATGGCTAGATTAGGTATGACTAATGTATGGCAACATCAGTTAGAAAATTATCCTACTGCTGCTACCAGGGATTGGAAAGACACATACGGCACAGTTCTTACAGGTTCTAAAACCTCTAAAAGAAATACATTACCTTTGAATATTTTTAGAAAACTTAGAGATCAAATTAAAGATTTTGCTTTGTGGGAATATGGTGTTCCTAGATCAGCAGAGGATTATCCAAATCGTAAAGCTAAACTTATGGCTTTAGGTAATGCAGTTGTACCACAATGTGCAGAGTTGGTTGGTAGATTAATATTGATAGCTGATCAAGATGGTAGTTTAGTTTTTAATCCTGATATAAAAGAAGTTAATGATAATTAAAATAATAACTAGACACGGAGAATATGTAGATATTGAGATTACAGAAAAACCTAAATATATTCCTGTAGATGTAGAGGTAATAGAGTTAATTGATATAGATTTGGAGGAAGAATGAAACAGACAGAGATAGTAAACAAACTTAACGCAATATATCCTGGTCTTGACTTGATAGAAGTTGAGGATCAATACAGTTCTTTTGATGCAGAAAGTGATAACTACATTGTAGAAATAAAATCAAGAGATAAAGAATACAGGAGCTGGATTATAGAAAAGAAAAAGTTTGAAAGCAATATTGTAAAGTCTGTAGAGAAAACAAAGAAATTTATTTATCTTACAGAATACAATGGAAAGATTATGACTTGGAATATACATAATTTAGTGCGTAAAAACTATGACTTTCAATGGACAGAACAACCTATGCCTGAAACAACAGAGTTTGATAGTACAAAAGTTATAACAAAAGTAGTAGGATTTTTGTATGAAGGAAATGCAAAGATACATAAGGAGAAAGAATGATTGATGTAATGTTAAGCAAAGCAACAGAGGGTATGTTGATTGCAGAATTATTAAACAGAAGAAACGAAAAGGAAGTGCCTTTGTTTATGGGTAAAAGTATATTGTTACCTAATGGACAACAGCAATTACTTGCAATACTTCCTAATATACAAATACTTACAACATCACAAGAAGAAGAATGAAAGACTTGCGTTGGTTAGGGAAATGTGTTGAGTGTGGCGAACCACCACAAACAAACTTAACTTATGATGGTAGATGTGTAGGTTGTATTGCTTATATGATTGAGGACTTAGTCTAAACTATCCTGTAGTTATCCCAACCATCTTTATTAACTGTAAAACATAGCACACCAGGATCGTTCCACATACCTGTTCTTGCAGTAAAGTCTTTACTTGCATCAATGCTAGGACACTGCATCCAAGTTCTTTTACCTTGTTTTAATACTCTTGGGTGATGATAATGTCCTGTAACTAATATTTCAGCAGCACCACTAGGCAACCAACCAAACATTTGTCCTTGCCACCACTTCATTATCTTACCCTCTGGACCTGCACCACCTGTAGTCATATGTCCGTGTGTAATAGCCACACCTTTACCTTTTATATCTAGCAAGTGATGATAGTCAGTAGGAAGTATGACATTTACTTTGTCGTATCTCTCATTCTGTGCAAGTATCTCTTTAACTATTTCAAAGTGCATCATATCAGAGTTGTCTAATCTATCAGATAACACTTGTCCTTTACTAGATCTGGTCATCTCTCCGTGATTACCACCAATACCACAGACAGTTATCTTGTCTGCAAGTGGTAGAAATGTATCTATAGTCTGCATAATCATACGCCTGGCTAATTGATACTGTTGAGATAGCGATAACTCTACATTAAAAGGCATAGAACTATAGAAAGATTGGTCACAGTTCTCTGTTAAATCACCTAATCCTAATAAATATATCTCATCTATATCTGTACCTGTCTTGCGTAGTGCCTTAACCTGATTTACCCCCTTAATAAGAGCTTCCTCGTAGCGTTTAAGGGTATTTTCAACGCCATAATCAGCTTTACCTAACTGCCAATCAGCCATTGTCCATACAAATGCAGTATCACCACCATAATTTGTGTCTTTTAACTTAGGTTTTTTGATGTAGTCCTTAACAAGTTTGTCAAAGTACTCATCTAATGCAGGGTTTTTACGCTTTACAACCCCTTTAAATGCAAAAAAAGTGGTTGTTCTACCACCTTTTAGTTGTGCTTCCCAGCTACTAGCACGAACTGTGCCTTCTATTCCGTAGTATTTAGGGTCAAAACCCCAACCTCTAAGTATGTCATCATACTTATTCTTGTAATCAGGATCAGTACCCACATAAGTTACCTCACCTTTGCCTGTTGATTCATCAAACTCTATTGATGGTTGCCAACCAGACTTGTAATAATTATTACCTAGTTCCTGTGTCATATTAAGCCCTTTCTGTTGAACTAATTATACACAGGAAATAGGACAGAATCTACTTAGTAATTTGTTTTTTAGCGTATGTCTTGACAACTGCTAGTGCAGCACCACCACCTGCTAATGCAGCTAACTCTAATGTATTTGCATCAACAGATATCAAAGGTGCAACAACTAAAGCTCCAAGGAATGCTTCTACGAAAGTCCATATAGTTCTTTCAAGCATATCTTTGAGTTCTTCACTCATTTTATACTCCCACGAATCAGACCAAGGTGTCCACCAAACATCTTTTTTAAATGTACCATCCTGGTTTCTTGCTCTCTTAATTCTATCAAACATTATCTTATTATTCTTCCTCTTAACATAGCTTGTGTCTTTATAACACCACCATTAATTTCCTCTAGCTTTTCCATAACTGTTTTAGCTAGTACTACATCATCTGTTGAAGCATTTGATAAAGGTTTTTCTAATAATTTAGTTATTGTTGTGTACTCTATGCTTACTTCTTTACCAAGTAACAACTCTTTTGCCACCTTATTGTAAAGTTTTAGGTATGCTTTGCCTGAATGTCCTATAAACCCATCATCACTTATGTCTAAATCTTGTTGTGTTTCTCCTACAATTAAACAACCTGATGTATGTTCATCTGTATTACCTGCGTGTATGAGTATGTAAGTAAAGTTAGGTACATCTTGTAAGTGCAACATACCATAATGTGCATTACCATATCTCTCTGAATATTTACTATGAAATCCACCAACAGTTCTAAACTTTATATCGTATGTACCCTCTGGTATGCAAGTTTCGTGCATTACTTTTACTGCTTGGTATTGATCCTCTAATGTATAACACTCAAACAAACCATCAACTAGAAGTATTCCATTAGTTGCATCTGTTCCAAATTGTGTTCTTACTACTGTTAATTTCATTTATCTCTCCAATTACTACAATGTAAACTACAACCACAACAAAGGTAGTTGCATATACACACTACTTACCACCACAACAGCCGTTGCCACAGCAGTCCATACTACTCTCCTTTTCTAAAACTTATGGTTAATAACCATATAGCTAGTGTAATTATAGTAGCAAGTCCTGTAACTTGTTGTGCTGTTCCTGTTAATGTAAGTGTTGCAATAACTAAACCAACTAAAGTCCAACTAAGATTTAGTGTTTCTTTAATTATCTCTACTATCCAAGACCATAATTTTTTAAACATTAGCCTCTCCTAAATAAAAATGCAGCCATACTAGCTATTCTAGTCAAGATTACAGGAACTACGACTTCTTGTGCTTTTTCTTTTTGGTCTGATGTCATATCATCACCAATACTATTTATATCTATATCTTCAAAATCTAAATCAACAAAGGTTTCTATTGGATTTTCTAAGAATGCTTCGTACTGTACCTCTGTAACAACATCAGCAAGGGTATAGTTTTCTACATCTGCGTTCTCTACAGCTCTCTCTACATATTCCTCTACTGCTTCTGCTACTACTGTGTCTGATTTAATCGCTTCTGCAACGATAGCAACATCTTCAGTTTCAACTTGTAATACATTAGCGACAACCTCAACTTGTTCCTGTGTAAGTTCTTCAACATCTTCTATAGCTTCCTCTACTACTGCCTGGATAACTTCCTGAACTTCTTCTGATACATTCTCTAACTCTTGTACACCAACATCATTAACTTC